GTGGGCAGCTCGCTGTTGCCCTGCGGCGTCTGGACCGTACGTGTGTGCGCGCCAGCCCGCAGGCTCCAGAGCACCGCCACGTACTCGGCGACGAGCCCCTTGAGATCTTCCGGTGGCGTCGTGAATCCGGCGACAACCACGGCCTTGATCCACGAGTCGCCCTCGGACCAGTAGCCATGGGCTGAGTCGGCATCGAGGCGCACCACACCGCGCGGGCGAATCGAGTAGTCGCCGGAGGCCACGAGATAGGTCGTCCCGTCGAACGCCTCGGTGGAGTCATCCTGGATCGACGTGACGGACATCAGCGGCCAGACGGGGATCTGAAGGTCACGACCGCCCTGCCCCGTCAGGTACAGCGTGTAGGTCACATCCTCAAAGGTCGTGATGCCACCCTCTGACGCGGGCAGGTAGCCGCACCATGCAGACAGGACGCTGTCCGCTCGGGTGATCAGCGTGGCTACCGTGCTGTCATCTGCCGACAGACCGGGCAGGTACACACGCGCCTCGGCCTGGGTAATGACGGCCATAGCTTGCCCTCAGTTAGCGACCTTGCGGCGCTTGGGACTGGACAACTTTCGATTGCTCTCGGGCGCGACTGGCGCCATGGCAGCGGCCTCCGCAGCGACCGGCAGCGGGCTACTCAGGACTACAGCAAAGAGGTCGCCGTAGTCACAGAGCAGAGCCACAGCGATAGCCTCGGGCACCTCGCGCTCCTCGCCTGGTAGCCACGTCGCAGCGAGGCAATCAGGCCGATTGACCGGATTGCGCTGGTAGGGCGCGGCAGCAGGCGAAAGCCTAAGACGCATCAGGGCACGCGAATGGGCTGCCAAAGGAAGGTCCAGGACCCGTCCAGGGCGGCAGTCGTGCCACCCTCAGCCACCACGACCTCCAGGCAGGAGGTAGCGCCAAACTCGATGTTGGAGCCCGTGCCGGTGATCGTGATCGCCTGCGCGGTACCCTTGGTGAGCGAGATGTTGTCGTAGGTCCCGCCTGCGTTGGCATCGGTCGAGAACGTGGCAATCGCCGTACCGCCTGCGCCCTTCTTGAGGGTCACAGTCTGGTGGTTGTCGTTGTGCGCTGCCAGCGTGGTCGACGGAGTGAAATACGCAGCGATCAGCTTGCACGTGCCGGGAAAGCCGTGGATGAACTCGTGCTCGTCTCCACCGTCGATTGTGTCGTGGAAGACCATAGAAAATGGCTGGTTGTACATTGTGAACTCCGAAATGGTTAGGTGTTAAACGCTCAGAGCCACTTGTACGACCAGTGAACATTCTTGACCGCGCTGCTGTCCATCGTCGCGAACAGCTTGCGGACCGAACCCACGACTTCGTAGTGACCAGACGAGATCTCCTTGTCGACCTCGACCACCTGACCACGCTTCTGGTAGGTAGCCCAGGCGCCGCGATGGACGGCCAGGATACCCGAGTAGGAGCCGGTACCCGTGTAGAGCCCCGTGGTGGCCAGGTCGGCGGTCACGAATCGGCTCACGACGATGGGCGAGCCGAACAGCGAGGCAAGCTGCCCGCTGAGGATCGTCGCGTTGGGCCCGAACTTCTCAAGGGTCAAGACCTCCGAGAGTGCAAACAGCTTTTGGACCAGCACCTCCGGCGAGGTCACGAGGATCACGCGGTCCATGGCCCGCTCGCCAATGGTGGCGATGTTGGCCAGGATGCCCGCGGCTGTCTGCGCCGCAGATCCGTCCGAAGTATTGGACACGTCCGCAGCGCGAGCGCGGAGGCCGATGCTCATCCGGCGATGGTCAGCCGCACCACCGAGGCCAGAGGCACCCCAGCGAGAGCGATCGTTCCAGGTAGCGATAGCGTCCTGGTGTGTACCGGCAGTGTCGCCGTTGATCATCACATCCTCGTAGCCGTCCTCGAGAGCCATTCCGATCTCGCTTTGGGCGAACGGGATGGCCGCGATTGCGCTGTCTTCCGCGAGGTGTTCGCCGACCAGGATGCGGACGGCGAGGGCCTTGATTTGGATCGCGGCCTGGTCGGTCGCGGGAGTCGACGGCGTGAAGGCTGCGGGAGTGTCCGAGCTGATCTCCGACTTGAGGTAAGGCCTGGCGCCAGTCGTGACCGAGGGGCGCACGAATGTCTCGTTGGACACCTGGACCGTATCAAAGGCCGCGGCCAGTCCCTTGGGCACCTCGAAGGCGCGATAGATCGAGGGCATGTAGCCGTCGACCACGAAGTCATCGCCGACGCCAGATCCATCGTAGAGCGCCCGAATCTTGGGCTCCAGTGCATCGCGCACCGACTTGGGCAGCGCCATGGCGGCCTTGGCTACATCGGCGTCCAGCACCGGAGTGCGGCCCTTGCCCTTCATGAGCAGGCGAGCCACCGAGCGGCGCTCGAGAGCGACCTGGAGAGCTTCCTGCCCAGGTGTGCGCTCGCTGTCGTCGAGCAATCCAGCGCGCTCGATCTCGTGCGTCTTGCCTGCGAAAGAGATGGTCTCGACCGAGCGAGTCATGCGGACGCTGCCATCCTCTCGGACGTAGCGCTTGAGGTCGTTGTCACGGCCCTCAACACCACCAACCTCGCGGGTCTGGCTCTCGACCTGCGCCCGCTGAATGTCCACGAGCCGGTCGCCGAGCTGCTTCAAGGTTTCGCCCTGGAGCTTGCCAGCGTCACGAACCTCGCGGACTACCGCGCGGAATTGCCCAAGAGCATCCTCGGCATCCTTGCCGCTGCGAAAGCTTAGGGGCTTGTCGTTGTCGAGAATGTCCTCGGTCGCCATGGTAGTACTCCCGTGGGTCGGCAACGGCCAATACCCTATGGGCGAGAGTTATCCACGGGTGTTAGTCGCTGTCAACGTCAGGCGTCTAACACTTCGACAGGACGCGCACCGTCAGCGGATCGTCAGCGGGCGCCTCGTGGCGCATCTGTCAATCCCGCCAGAAGTCCTCGTCGGCCTCGCGCTCCTCGGTGTCCAGCTCGCGTAGCCAATCGCTCGACTCGGGAATCTGACTCGACCACACCAGCTCGAGGATGGCTTCGCGTACCTGCTCGTTCCGCAGCGCCGCGACAATGGCCTCGACTCCGAGCGTGGCCGGATTGAGGCGCGTGAGCTGCAAGGGCTCCGACGGTGTCAGCGCGCGTACCCACTCGGCCAGCTCCTCCATGCTGAGGTCTTGCAGGCGCGGTGCAGGCAGGCCACGCACGGCGAGCGCGTGTGGGTCGGCTGGCACGGGCACCGCGCTGAACTCGCGCAGCTCGTTGTCGTGGAACACCAGCCCCTCGGCACCGTGGTAGCGATGCTCTGGCGGCAGCTCGCTCCGGCTGGTGACGCGGCCTGACTTCCAGCCCACGCTCACTGCCGAGAGGAATCCGGCATCGAACTGGCGAGCCACGGTAGCGCCCAGCGGTAGCGCCGTGTCCCACTCGACCGTCGCCATGAGCCGCCCATCGACCACACCGATCTCCACTGCGCGGCCAATCGGAGGCGAGTCGTAGTCGTGCGCCCACTGCACCACGGGATTCGCGCGGTACGCGTCGAGCTGCCAGGTGCTCTGGTCAATGATGTGACCATCGCGCGCTACTGCGTCCGTGGACACGACGAAGCGCGTGGTGGCCTTGCTGTCGTCAGCCGCGCGGGTAGTCTCTTGCGCGTGTCCGATCATGCGCTTGGTCATTCGTCTCCCTCCAGAATGGGCAGTATCGTACACCGACAATTGGCGTCTAAGCTGGCCTCGCCGAATTGGCCGGGGCCCTTGCCGGATGCACCCTCGATCTCGAACGAGCCACCGACCGTGACCCGCTGTCCGTCGAGTGCCTTGTGGTCTTCTCGTACGTGCGAGTCACGCGAGGTCAGCCACTCGATTCCAGCGATCTCGATGCCATCGTCAGCCGCTGCTTCGATAGTGGCGATGGACCCAGCATTGACGGCCCTCGTCGTCTCGGTCCTCGCCACACGCAGAGCACGTGCCGGAGTGAACTCGGGCAGCGTGCGTAGCCTGACGGCCATGGTGGACGGGCTCTCGCCCTCCGCAAGACCCTCGCGAATCGCCAGCGATACAGCGTCGTTCGTGGTGTCGGCGACGAACGAGAGCGAGTCGAAGATCGCCTTACGAGCGACCTCGGCTACCGCGTCCGTCTCGATCTCGACGCCCATGCGCCGTAGCGTGGCCTCGATGCTCCTCTCGATGGCCCGCTGGATCTCGGGTCCAGCCGCATCGTACAGCTTGCGTAGCTCTGCGTCTTTGTCGAGAATCGCTGCTATCGCGTCTTCGTCAGCGGCTCGCACGGACCGGCCCAGCTCAGCGCTGGCCCGTGCCGCGATTCGCTTGGCCTGCTCAGCGAGGAACCGAGTCATGACAGCCGCCAGCCTCTTCTCCGCTGGCCCGCGCAAGTCGTCCTCGTAGGCGCGCCAGGCCGCCGTGCGCTCCTCTTCTGTCCGTGGGTGTTGAGCCCTGTCGAGAGCGCGCATCCAGTCGGAGTGCCCACGGGCTGGCGCTGACTCGGCAGCAGGAGCCGCTTGCCCGGTAGCCAGTGGAGGCGTAGGCGCGAACCCAGCGCCAGCCGTGGACAAGATCGCCGATGCCTGCGCCTCCTGCAATCCGAATCCGACCACCAGGAGTTGCACGCCGGTCTCGCGCGGGATCTGGCCTGTTGCCACTTCCTTGGCAATGGCGATGGCAGCCGAGAGCTGCGCGCCGGTCAGCGTGCTCGTCGTGGTGGGCTTCTCAGTCTCGGGCAGCTCGATATCCCCGAGCCCTTCAGACTCAAGCGCGATGGGCAGCGGCACACCCATAATCCAGAGCTGCTGCGCGCGGTTAAGCCGGTCGCCCCGGTCTGCGTGCAGCGCTGGGACCTGGGTGAAGTCCGTGACGATTCGATCTCCAGGCTTGCCCAGCATCTCCGCAAGGCGGCTATCAGCCGAGTCCCGCAGTGCTGCGTCGGCCATCCGAGCACTCCAGTACCCCTCGGCCTCCTTGTCAGCGGTGGCGTAGTTGGCTCCAGGCAAGCCCACGATGGTCGGAGTCACACGGAAGGCGCTGAGGATCGTCTGCCGCGTGGCCTCGCGCTGGGCGATGTACTCGACATCCCGTGGCGAGAATCCCAGCGGCGTGACCTCCGAGCGACCGCCTAACACCAGCGCACCGCCTGCGACCTTCCGCAGCATCGCATTGATCGACTCTGCGATCTTCTTGGTCTGCTCTTGGTCCCACCGGTCGTCATCGCTCGCGGGCCGCACCAGGAACGCTGGGCTACCGCGCGACACCGATTGGTTGGCCAGCTCCAGCGCCTTGACATCCACGTTCAAGTCGCGCATCAACGCACGAATCCGGCTCATACCGCGCGTACCGTCAGGGCCTGCCTCGTAGCTCACGTCAGCGCAGAGCAGCACATCGTCGACACTGTAGTCGACCGAGCCTGAGCCCGTGTCGTACCGCACCGCCGACACGTCGCCATTGCTCGCCGTCAGGTGACTCACCTTGGCTGGGTGCAGGCGCTGCATCGATACGGGTGGCTTACCAGGAGCCGACCGTAGAAGCAGGTCGTAGCTGTTGCCCGTGAGGTACCAGTCCGCCCAGCGCTGCCGATGGTACTGCACGGGATTCGCCGAGCGCCTTGGGCTCGCCAGAAGCTCCAGCGCGGGGTGCTCCCAGAGTGGCTCGCCATTCCGCACAACGTACCGCGGCAGGCGCGCGAGGTCCGATACACAGCTCTGGACGCAGATGTACACCCATGCGAGCGCATAGGCTGACATCTCGTCGAGAGGGTCTACGCGCGGGGTGACCGCGACCTCCGAGCCGAATCCGACGCCTGCCGAGAAGTTATCAGGCGTGCCTGTGGTCAGCCGAAGCGCGCGCGCCCACGAGAGAAATCGGACGAGTCCCGTGCGCTGCACCGTGATGGCGTCGGACATCCAAGGACCTCGACTGTTAGACGTACGCTTTTGCGCGCGTATCCCGTCACGCGAAACACTACCAGAGATCGCGGGTGTTAGCCAATGGCGATGGCCAGCTCTTGCGGCGCGAAGCGGGCCACGTGCATGCAGCCGTACCGCAGCGCGTCCATGGTGTGGTCGTTCGTCTTGGCTGGCTTATCGGGCTCGCCCCTACCCTTTGCCCAGGAGTAGCTCTCGATCTCTCGGATGATCGGCCGGTTGCTCGGGTGGTCGAGGATGAACAGCGAGGGCCTACCATCGCGGTCGGGTGTTAGCCGCTCGCTGACCACGTTGACTCCCGCGCGGATCTGCTTCTTG